ATTTTCTTATAATATATAACAAGATGAATACCCAAGCAACCACCAGAGCAATTTCTAAGAATCAATTAAAGAAGAATTATAAAACATTATTAAATGATAATATAAATAATCTATATCATATTTTAATGAATTATGACCCTATAGAAGTAGAAGAAATGTCAAAATATTTAAAAAACATTATTTTTGATATTTTAATAGAAGATAGTTTAATAAATATGAAACAATTAAATATTTCAAAATTATACAGAAAATTTGAAAATGGTTTAAATACATTAGATTATAAATTATCAGAAGACGAGAAATATATATTTCATCGTATTAATTCTATAATATTAGAGAAAAATTTAGATAATTTTACATTAGATTTTTATAAAAATAAATACAATTATTATCATTATAAAACATATATTGATTTATTACATTCTTAATTACTTTAATATTTAAATTTTTTAAATATTAAATTACCATAAATAATTAAAAGCAAACCACCCAGCACTTTCTTTTTTACCTAAATCTTTTTTATGCCTTTTAGTATAGTTCGTTCGTCTCAATTCGTTATAATGATTAAATTTTTTGAATAATCCAATTTTATCAAAATATTGTTCGTATGGTGTTCCATCATCTTTTATTGCTCCAAATGAAGTTAAAAAACGACCATTTTTAAAAACATCATATTTTTTATTCTTTTTATTTGATTTAAAAAATTCATAACCATCTAAATAAACCATTATATTAATCATTTTTATATTTTTCTAAAATATATATTTGTTTTTCCAATAAATTTATTTTCGTATCTTTTAATTCTATCATTAATTTTAATTGTTTTATTTCATCTTGTAATATAATTATTTCATCATTTCTTAAACATTTTTCACATTTTGATTCTTCACAAAAAATATTACCCATATTATATTATACATATATATAATAATGTCAAATTTTAAATAACTGTAGGAAAAGTCGTTTTTGTCCAACCAACAAATGATCCTGTTGCTGGTACGTGATGATTTGGCGTTCTACCAATATTTTGTGATTGTGAAAAATTAACTGATCCCCCACCGCTTTTTAAAACGATGTAATTATTTGGGGCGTTTTGTGTTAAAAAGCATCTACAAAAATTATTGTAAAAATTTACTGTATTTGAACTTGCTGTATTACTAAATGTAATTATTGACCCTGTTGTTGTTGCTACTCCATTTGTAAATAAAAAAATAGAATTATTAATGGTTGTTGAACTTGTGGCATTTGACGTGTTAGCAATTTCAATTAACGCTTTAACACTGGCACTATTACTGGCATTATACATAGAAACACCAAAAGCATTGAAACGACCTGCTCCATCTACATAAACAAAATTTTGTGTTGTTAGTGGTATTAAGGGACTGGGATTATTTTGAATTTGTGTAGCAATCATAAATAAAGCACTATTATTTACCAAAATACCAGTTGTATCACCATTAACATAAATAACACTATCTCTAACGGTACAGTCCCCTAATAAACCCCCTCCTAATGTTCTAATTAATAAATTATTTTCAGTTGGAATACTAACAGATATTATATTAGAAATTGTCACAGTGTTATTATAAATAGTATTATTAGTATGTACTATCTTTCCATTAACTTGAATACCTGATAAAACGCCAACAGCATATAATGAACTATTATTAACCATATTAAAATTAACATCTCCAATAAGAACACACGCAATAGGATTTATTCCAACTACTGACACCCCGCTTTTTAACACTACTATTTTTTCGGTGTAAGTTCCAGCTGCTAAATTAATAATAACATTCGTTTCAGGTGATAGAGTATTAACAACTGCCATACAAGCCGCTACTGTTTTATAAGGATTATTAATTGACCCATTTCCTGAAATATCATCTCCTGATGTATTTGAAACATAATAATTATATAAATTTGAATTATCTATTTCTGATATATCTTGTTGTATTGTTGTTATTTCGCTTTGTATTGTTGTTAGGTCTGTTTGTATTGTTGCTAATTCATTTAAAACATTTGTGCCATCTAAAATAGCATTTTTACAATATAAATTTAATGATGTATTATTTGGATTTAAGATTGTATTTAAATCTGCCATTATGTATTTATATATTATAAAGACATAATAAAATTATAAAAAATAATTATTCAATTTTTACAATTGAAAGTTGTGCGTATCTAAAATTACTAGAAAAACCAAGAGCAGACACACGAAAAGATAGAACAACAGGAGCACTTGATGGTTTTGAAACAAATGCTTTTAATGTTCCTTTATAAGTATAAGGAGATGCTACTACGCCATACGCAACATCAAAAGACACTAATGTTCCATTAACTAAGAGTTCAACAGCACTTTGAGACGCAGGAAAGGTAGATAAATCCAAGCTAATATTCAAATCTACTTGATAATTTCCAATTTTTTCGAGAGTAAATAAAGTGTTTCCACCGCTTATTACGATGTTTTTATATGCTTGTAATTGAGAAGTTGTCCAATCAATTAAAATAGGAACACCAGGAAAGCCAGTACCGATAGCAGTTGTAGATGATAAAATTGCGTAAGCATCATTTTTGCTTGGCGCATTAGTTGTGATAGAATTACAATATAAATCTAACGAAGTATTAGAAGGATTAACAATAGTTGAAAAATCTGCCATTATATATTATAGTATTATATAATTATTTTCAATTTATTTTATTTATAGTTGATGTAAGATTAAAAAATGTCACATTATATGATGTAGAACTTGAAGCTGTTCCTAAAAATATAGTGCAATATCCATTTTTAGGAATGTAAAATATACCATTATTTGAAAGAATTGGAGTCACTTGTCTTATTGATGGAACATCATATGTATATGGAAATATTGACTGTATTGACGACGATGTTGTTAATAAATTATCATTACTATCATAAATTTTATAAAAAAGTGTGAGATTTGGTGGTGTTGAAACATTGTCAATTGTTGTATTAGCACCATTACAAACAGTATTTATATTATAATATCCAGCCACATCAGCAGTAATTAAAAGATTTGAAACAAGACGCATTTTATTAATATTTACACTGATTAAAGGAATAGGCAATGTTGGATTAGCATCATTAATTGAAACTGGTATTTGATTATTAAAACTTCCAAAAACCAAACTTGATGGTGTATTTACATTTTCACAATTTATTGAATGACAATATAAATCTAATGTTGTATTATTAGGATTTAATATTGTTGAAAAATCTGCCATTATATAAATATATAACATTATATATTTTTATAGAAATAATTAAAAAATTTTTACATTAAAAGCTTATGACTCATTTTTGCTTTACTTGCTACAGCACCACCAGAAAAAGCACCACCACTAGGAGCCCCACCAATTTTACTTCTTATTTTATCTTCTAACATTCTAAGATAAGGGAGCACTTTACGACTACAAAATAAAGAATGTCCTGTTTCTAAAAGCCCAGCACCACCGCTAATATTTTTTTCACGTAGAACATCATAATGAACATTAGGATTTGCTTTGTTAGCCATAGACACATCAGTTTCAGAAATTGGAGCGTTATTGATAAGAGCGTTATTTTGCCCGTATAGCTGTAAAATATCACTATAACACAATACAATGTAAAGTGACCAATTTGTAATGCTTGGATTTGTTCTTGAAAAAACCGCATTTACTTGAAGATTTGTTTTGTAATTCATACCTGGGGCTATTACTTTACCTTGAAGACAAATGTCTTTATTAAATACAAATTTAGTGACAGAACCAGCTCCATAAGCATAAGTTCCATTTGCACTACTACATTCAACGAGAAGAGGTTGTGCAGAATATTGAATAAAAGAATCAACTAAACCGTTCTCACTTGAAAGTTTGTAAAGTGCTGAAACATCAGCGTTTGATGCTAGAACTTGGCCATCCATAGTGACGTTAATACTATTAAGACCACAAAAAGCATCAGGAACTTGAGCTCCAGAAACAGCTCCGTATCCACTTAAAAGAACAGAGTTAGTAGGACGGGCAAAAACGTACATAGAATGTGGAAATCTAGAAGTTTGAATTACTGGGGAAGCAACAGATTGAAGAGCAGACGAAAATGTAAAATCAGTATTATAACGTTCAACGGTATTAAGAGGATAGGTTAAAACTGGGGGAATTTGAGCCATTTGGTCACTTAATTGAACAAAACGAAAAACGGGTTGCCCGATTACAACAGAACCGTTTGTGATAGTTAAAGTGTCACCATTTCTAACTCTACAAAATGAAAACATACGTGAGAAAAGATTAGAAACAAAATTAATGTCAATATTTAAATTATCAAGATGAGAAAGAGCAAAGCCACCACCATTTCTTTGGATTTGGTCATTAAGTGGAGCAACTGGAAGATAGCATCTGAAAACAGTGTCAAAACTGGCAGCGGTTGGAGAATTGACAATATTTGTGAGTGGTTGAGAACCTCGGTGCATTATGGCATTCATTCCAGAAGAATAAAGTTGAAGTGGTGAGCGATTTGAACCAAAACCAGAATCATAACTTTGATATTGGTCTAACATAGATAAATCAATATCACTATTATATTTAGAACAATCACTTAAATTATAACGTTCAAAAGCAGAAATTACATCAGAAGCATTGTAAGTATATGAAGCATTACCAAATTGTAAATTAATAGTATTAGACGCTTTTGCTAGAGCGTGAGAACGTGGAGCTTGTGCCCCAGTTTGAAGAATATTAATTCCAGTAGAGGTGCTTCCAACAATAGAAACGCTTACAGGTTGTTCCCAAAGAATCATTTTTTCGATAAGCATTTGAGAATTACTAACTTCTAATTTAGTAGTAATGGAACTATTTGAATATGAATTAGGAAAATTTACGTTAAATGATTTCAAAGAAGAACCTGTACGAACTAAATATTCAGTTTGAGGAAAATCTACTTCACTATCAATAACACGACTCACGGGAATAGGATATGCTAAGGCAGACATTATATTATATATTTATATAATATATTTATTTTTATATAGAAAATTTAAAAAAATCAAAAATTAATCAATTTCATATTTTTATCGTAAAAACATAATTTTATAGTTAGTGGCAAACCTTTATCTAATTCTAATATATGACGAATTCCAAAATTATCTAACCAATAACAAGACAATTGAAAGTTTTTAATTTGGTCAGAAGTTAATGCTACTAAACGTTGCTGTGTTATATTTGATGTTTGGTATTGGATCCAATTGCCATTAATTGAATAAGCGTCGCGATCCACTTCAAAATCTGTCAGAATTGGTAAAGTTGGTTTGTTCACTGCATTTTGATTTGTTGTGCTTTGATTATCAACTGGAATTGAATCGTATTCTAATTTTGTTGAAATACCATAACCAACAGAAATAATAATTTTATTTAAAGCAGACCATAAATTTAAAGAACTTATTGAAGCAGTCATTTTATATTCAGTTATTCCACCTGATACTATTTTATTATCATATTTATTAAAACAACTAAATGTATAAAAATAATTTGATTTAATTGCGTATGGTGGTAAATAATTAATTGTTGTTAATTGAAATAAATTATATGCTATATTATTTATATTACACACAATAAATGGAAAAGCACCAGTATTTTGGTCAAAATAATTTATTGCTCCATCATTTGCCGTTAAATTTATTGAAAATAAACGAGTATTAAAATCAAATGTTATATATGGAAAATACAATGGATTATAAGCAAATGGCAATCCAACTTGAGCGCAAAAAGTAGCAAATAAAGATTTAAAAGCATTATTAAACATTAATATAATTTGTTCAATATCATAAATCCAATAATATGAATTATTAATATCTTGAGATATTAAAGGTGGTTTCGTAATTGATGATAATAATGGATATTGAGATATAAATGGAACACTTAACGATTGTGTAAATGATTCATTAAATGTATTAAGTCCAGTGCACAATTTAAATTGAATTGAATATTGTGTTTTATTAATATCTGCTTGACCTAAAACAACTGGCACAATTAATTGTGGTATTGTAGAAGCTGGTATAGAAAAGCGTCCAATAGTCATATATAATTGTGTTCCATTTTCAACAACTACTTGGTTATTATTTTCTTCAATTACTGATGGTGATAGTGATTGAGATGAATTAAAACCATTAATTAAACTAAGATTATAATATAGCGGGTCTTTACTCATTATATTATATACTACGAAAATAAATTTAAAATAATATTATCATTTTTTTTTGTATTTTTTGTAAAAAGTTTTTGAAATTGTTCTAATGTTAAATCATTTCTTAAAAATCTATAAATTACCCATTTCCCACAAGTATTTGATTTGTCATTTTGTAATTTTTTCTCATTATATTCAACTGTTCCGTTATATCTTAATAATAAATTTGTTAAATATCTATAATTTTGACCATTTTCTTTTTTAAATTTAACATCTATTTTATTTAAAAAATCATCAACAAAATTGCCAAAACTGTCAAAAACTTCAATATTATTTTTATTATTTATGTGTAATCCAATCCAATGGCCGTGACGTATATTTTCACTTTTCTTCCATACATATAAAATAATTACTCTATTAAATGGATATAAAAGACTTTCAATATTTTTATAATTTTTTATTTGGTCGTATGTTATTACCTTAACTTGATTATTTAATAATTGTTTAATTTCACTTCCATTTAATGGCACATCCATATATTATACATATTTATTTATTTATTTATTTATATAAATCCCATCCAGCTTTACCAAATTTTAATAAAGCATCTTTATGTTTTTTAATCCAGTCTAAAATACCAGAA